CGATGTACGTCGCACCAACTCCGGGAAGCAACATCTCTGTCGAGATTAGCTACCGGCGTCGGCTCCCAGCCCTGTCATCCTCAAACCTGACAAACTGGCTGACCGACAACGCAAGCGATGCACTTCTCTACGGGAGTCTTGTGGAAGCTGCGGCTTTCAACAGGAACTACGCCCTGCAAGAGAGGTACATGGCTATGTACCAGAAGGCTGTTCAGGACATCACGCAAGAGCAGCAGGTACGCAACTCCATCGACAATATGTATCAAAGAAACGAGGGTTAAGTTATGGCAACCAGTAACGCCGCCACCACCTACTTGGAGAACAAGCTGCTTGCTCACATCTTCAAGAACACAGCTTATACATCTCCGGGCAACAGCATTTACGTTGGCCTCGCCACCGCTGTCTCGGACGCAGAAGCAGGGTCTCTCACAGAAGCCGCCTTTGGCTCCTATGCTAGGCAGCAGGTAAACGCTGCTAGTTGGACACTGGCATCTTCTTCGACTGACCAGCAGACGGTGACAAACACAAACAACATTGAGTTCCCGGCTTCTACCGGCACCACGCAGACCATCACTCATGCGTTTGTCGCTGACGCATCCTCCTCCGGCAATATCCTGTTTGTCGGTGCGCTGGATGCATCGAAGCAGATTGCTACGGGTGACATCTTCCGCATCAACGCGACGAACCTGACTATTGAGATTAAGTAATGGCTCTGGTTCTAAGGGACCGTGTTAAAGAGACCTCGACCACGACAGGCACCGGAACATACACCCTCGCCGGTGCGGTCACAGGGTTTGAGGCGTTCTCCTCGGTCGGTGATGGCAACACAACTTATTATGCTTGCACGGACGGGACGGACTTTGAGGTCGGCATCGGAACCTACACAGCGTCGGGAACGACGTTGGCTAGAACCACCATTCTTCAGTCTTCTAACAGCGACAACGCAGTTAGCTGGGGCGCTGGAACGAGGACTCTCTTCTGCACTCTCCCGGCTCAGAAGATGATTTTTCAAGACGCATCGGGCAATGCACAGGGTTTCACTGAGAGTGACCCCAACGCCTTGGCCTTTGCAATCGCACTGGGGTAACGCATGGCAAACGCTTTTAAGACATTCACGCTAAGGGACATAGATGCCACCAGTGCAACCCTTTACACATGCCCTTCATCCCCCTCCACAGAGACCACCATCATTGGCCTGAACGTGGCCAACATACTTGGCGTTTCAATCACAGTCACTGTTGAGTTTTACGATGGAGGTGGCAGCGACCCCACACACATTGTGAAGGACGCCATCATTCCTGTAGGTAGCAGCTTGGTGGTCGTTGGCGGCGACCAGAAGATTGTTATGAACGGTGGGGACATCCTGAAGATTAAGGGTTCTCAGACAGACTGCTGTGACGCCGTCCTGTCGGTGCTGGAGATTACCTAATGGCTCTTTCGACTGTAGACACGAACCAGATTGCCAACGGCAAGGTTAAGAACGAGGACATGGTTGCCAGCACCTCGACCAACCCGTTCCGGTCTAACGCTACCAGCATCGACACGGACCTGACGATTGCATCGACAGAGAACGCCGGATGCTTTGGTCCGATTACCGTGTCCGCGACGATTACGATTAACGGAGTGCTGACCATTGTCTAGTCGTATTCTGGTTGATGAAATTTACAGCAAGACGGGTAATGCGAGTGCTTTTGCCATTGATTCTTCTGGGCGTGTCACTCAGCCAGCATTGCCTGCATGGAGTGCATATAATTCTAGCGGGGCTTACACCAACACCAGTCCTATTGTTTTCAACTCAACAGAAGTCAATAGAGGTTCAATATACAGCACCAGCACGGGTGTTGTGACCATTCCGGTGGCAGGTGTCTACTGTATCAACTGTTATCTTTATTTAAGAGTTGACAATAGTGAAGACGGCACTCTTCGCCTACAGAAAAGCACAGATGGTGGTTCAAACTTCAGCAACGTGACATATGCGTATTGTTACCCAACAGGGGTGACGCAAATTCATGTGACGGTGACCTTGAGCCATCTTCTTGATTTATCAGCCAACGATCAACTTCGTATAACTTTTAGCGGCTCTGGAGAATATTTCAGCGGTTCTCAAGAGAGCCGGTTTAGTGGATTTTTGTTGGGGTAAACCATGAGTACACTATTCGTAGACACCATCAACGAGAAGACCAGCGGCAACGGGGTGGCGATTCCGGGGCATGTGGTTCAGTATCAAGGTCTAGCTTCGTGGAGCAATACACAAGCTAACAGCAGTTCTTCTTGGACAACCGCCGAAACAGTTTCAATCACGCCGAAATTTTCTAACAGCAAAATTTTGTTCTGCTTCAACTTCATGTCTAGACTTCGTGGCACAGCATCAAGTGAACAACGGGGCGGTTGGCGTGTGATTAGAAGCACGGATGATTTCAGTACGACAACCGCAGTTTTCAATACGATTGGTTCTGTCGAGACTCAACATATTGGTCAGAGTCATAGTGAGTTTGACACTATGATGATGGTGTCAGGAATAGACGAACCCGGAGTTGCAACCGAGGTCAAGTATCGCATTCAAGGAAAAATTCACAGTTCTGGTACGAGTTGGATTGAGTTCATTCCAAGCACTTTTGGTGGTCAGGTATTTTGCATGGAGATTGCCCAATGAGCAGCATACTGAAAGTCTCCGAAATCCAAGACCCGACTAACGGGAACACTGCCGTTTCTATTGACTCGTCTGGCTATGCAATCATGCCGCAGCGTCCAGCATTTTTTGCTCGTGCCGCTACCCAATACACTCAAACTGGAATTATTAAATATAATGATGTGACCAGCACCGGATGCTTTAATCAGGGCGGGCATTTTTCAACAACAACATACAAATTTACCGCGCCGGTAGATGGCGTTTATGTGTTCAGCAATCAAGTGTATACAGAAGGCACGAATGAATTAAGCTTTACTCTTTATCAAAACGATGTCGTTGTCGCTGGTAGTAGATGCAACTACACGAACGCGCAAAACTATCTGGGCATATCGGGAAGTTGGACGTTGTATTGTGATTCAGGACATGAAGTTTATGTGTCTACTGGTAGCACTTCGCATCACACAAACTCCGGGTATTCATATTTTAGCGGACATTTGGCGGGTTAAGACATGAGTACAGTAGCAGACGCAATCGTAGCTATCATCCCTGACGAACAGTGGGTGCTTCGTGGTGAGCCGACCACAGAGGATGAGTTCAACGCCATGTTCCGCCGCATCATCGGTGAGGACGACAATGGCAGTGCCGTCGAGTCCAGCAACCCGCACAACTGGGGTGTATCGTGGACCACGGTATCTGCAAAGAAGGCCGAGCTTGATGCCGCCGAGCCTATGAAGCTGCTTCGTGCCGAGCGTGACCGCCGTATCGCCGAGACAGATTGGTGGGCCTCTTCGGATCTGACCATGAGTACAGAGCGCACAGCGTATCGTCAGGCGCTGCGTGATATAACCAAAAGCTACAGCAGTCTTGACGACGTAATGTGGCCGACAAAGCCGGAGTAAGCGATGAGTAGAGCGCGTGAATTTGCAGACCTTGCTGGTTCGGCAGATGCCGGTGGCCTGACAGGCAGAAACCTCATCATTGGGGGATGTATGCGCGTGGCGCAGCGGGGTACGAGTGGCACAAGCACTGCGGATATTTACACAGTAGACAGATTTGCTGTAGGTCACGGCTCACCTGTAAATGCTATGACTTTTGAACAATCAACTGATACCCCTGACAACTTTAAAAACAGTTTGAAGATAACAGCGGGTACGGGTGCAAGTGCTAGTACAACAGGCTATGCTGTCTTGCGGCAAGCCATTGAAGGTCAGAATATGGCTCATCTTGGCTTTGGAACCAGTGCGGCAGAAGCCATAGTATTGTCATTTCATGTTAAATCCAGCCTTACTGGAACTTTTGGTGTAAGTATTAGAAACCAAGCTGGCACAAGAGGATACGGCGGTACTTACGTTATAAACTCTGCAAACACTTGGGAGTATAAAACTGTCGCAATCCCCGCTGACACAGGCGGCACTTGGCCTACGGACAGTGGCATTGGGTTACATATTATGTGGGATTTGGGTGCGGGTTCAAACTACGATATTGCCGCTGGTTCTTGGACAGATAGCACTAATATTATTGGTGTTGAAAGCACAGTGAAATTAACGGAAACGACTAACGCAACTTTCTTCATCACCGGCGTCCAGCTTGAGGTCGGCTCTACAGCAACGGATTTCGACCACTCAGAAAGCTATGGCGAGACTTTGGCTAAATGTCAGAGGTATTTTGAAAAATCACAACTTTACGCCGCTGGTAGTACCACTAGCGCACAAGGGTCTGGTTTTACATGGCATTACAAACAAACAAAAAGAGCCGCACCGACAATTACTAAAGGAACGACCACGGAAACAGGTGGTTACAATGGAAATATCGGCACAATTACAAATAATGTTGAGGCTCTTGGATACGAGTTTAACACCGACAGCACTACCACCGGAACCATTAGGATGGCAGTCACAGCGGATGCGGAGTTGTAAAAATGAATGAAATGAACATTACATCTGCACAGTATGCTATTGATGAAGCTACAAATCAAAATACTAGCATTGTTGCTACTATTGACGGCACGGAAATGATTATACCTCTCGCCCCCGGCAACCGTCACTACGACGAAATCATGCGGCAGGTCGCAGCCGGTACGCTGACCATTGCGGACGCCGACTGATGTTTGGCGAACTGGCACTATCTG